CTTATAAACATTGATATTGCTAAATGTGTATCTCCTACAAATGCTAACATTTCTTTATGATACACTCTTCCTTTTTTATCCAGTTCTAAACGATAATCACCACTTGCATAAACACTCATTGCATAAACCACATTGAACCTAATAACGCTATAAAACCACTTATAACACATATAAGTATAAATATAGCTATACCGTCACCTACTTGTTGTCTCAGCTTTTGTTGTGCATAGACTTGCTTTTGTCTATCTTTTCTTATCTGACCTTCCATTTGTAGTAGTTCGTCATAGGCTTGTGGACCATGTGTCATGTTTAGAAAAACCTTGAGCTCGTATCTTTGTTCCTCAAGTTTCTTTTTTGCTGCGTAAGCTTGCAATGCAGTAGCTTCAATGCTGTTTGCACCAAAGAGCTTATCAAACACTCCTGGGTTTTTCGCTTGTTTCTCTGCATTGTCAACATCTGATACTGCTCCCATCCATCGTGATAAGTCTCCACTCATTTGTTCTAGATCTCTTCCTGCAGCAAAACCTGCTTTGATGGCAGAGAACGCTTTACCAGCTGCTCCGACTGCCAGTGATACCGTTACTGGATCTATCATTAGTACACCTTTTGTTTTTTATTTACTTTCCTTGGTTCGCATACAGCTGTGTATTTCCTCGGTGTACCCTGCTGAATGGTTGGTATTGTTGTATTACTATTAACTCTGGTTGCGAAGTACAGACATTCATCTATGCTTCTAAAATAAGATTGATCGATCTTTGCTGTTCCTAGATAAGTTATGAGAACAAAGACTAGTTCCATTACTTCATTACTATAGCTACTATTAGAGCGACTACTGCAAAAGTACTCGTCATTGACATAGCCTCTAGTCTCCACATACGCTTATCTAGACCTCGCAGTCGATCATCTACTGCCTGATATCTAATTGCACATTCTTTTTCGTGTGCTAATAGATCCATCTGAACCTGTAATTCAGGTGTTATCTGCATTTTTTGTTTCATTAACCTGCTATCTCCATAGCTATTACAACCATAGCATCTGTATTAGTATCATCACTACCACTTATAATATCATTAATTCTAAAATCTGCATCAGCTTCAGTTTTACACTGTAGTTTATATGTGACTGATGAAGTTGTTGTAGGTGAATCTAAATATTGAATAGCTATTGGTGTTGGAAACCAATCAGTACCATTTTGATACCCATATCTTGGCATATACCTTACTACTGTTGAACCTCTTAATACTTTAAAACTAAGAGAATTATTACCACCATTACTCATACCACCACAATTCCACATAATTAAAATCTTACTTGATGTGCTTGATGGTGTTATAGATATAGATGTTCCAGAAACATCTGCAAAGCTAGTATTAGGATCTGTTCTAGTTGATGATGATTGAGCTTCTACTGTCTGTATCACACTACCAGTAGGCATCTTCGCACCTGTGATTGTAGGGATACTGGCAATAGGGACAGTGCCCTGACCTGTGTAGTTTAATTTTGTTAGTGCCATGCTCTACTCCGTAGGTTTAGTTGGGAATGTTATGTTACTAAGCTCATCATTCGCTGGTGTTTGTGTTGTAATGTCTCTCAAGGCTTGTCTATATGTCTTCCAAGCATCTGATAATGTTACATCAACTAATGCCATGTAATCTGTTTCTGCTAATAGTGCATCTCTTTGTCTGCGTAAGTCGACCATACGTCTAGCAGGTGCAGCATTTGTCCATGCTTTTTCTTCTGCATTTCTTGCTTCTTCTTCTTCTGCTGTGAATTGTACTTTTGTACCACCTTTATTGTGAAATCTAGCCATTATAAAACTCCATATAATTTAAAAATACCAGACTGTATTGTGCCTGTTGTGAAAGAAAATTGTATTCTATCTATAGCTGTAACAAAAGTTTTGTTTCCATACATTCCATTATTCATTGCAAAGTTAGGAGTTAAATCAGAACTAACACCATAAAAATTAACTAACTTTTTATAGGTTGTGCCTGCAGGATTGTAAAGTGTATGCACTTGATGCAAACATTCATTATCTTCTGAACCTATAGATTCTGCTAAGTCAACAATACTTGAAGTAGCAGAGCCTCTTATATTACTTCCACCGTGTAAAACTTGGTCTCTTGCATATTCATAACTTTGTGAAGTGCTTACTATTGAACCACCAGTACCCATTCTACAAGCAAAGTGAGCCCCATTACTAGATGGGTGTACATCTATTAAATGTATTTGATAAACTTTATAGGTAGACGTAAATAAACTAGAACTACCTACATCAACAGTACTATCACTACTAGCAGTTACAGTCTGTAATAATACTAAGTTATTATTATCACCAGTAACAGTGCCAGTAAAAGTTGTATTTCCTGCAACTGTCATATTACCACTACTAATAGCGATTGCCTGATTGTTTGCGGAGTCTTTTATGTTGTCTACTTTAAGTATACTTGTCATATTATCCTCCTACTATTGAACTTGTCTAATTGTTAGTGTGCAACCATTTGATTGAACATTACCATTACCATCTGCAATTCTAGCAGAAACCCAAATGTAATCATCTGCTGATAATTGTTCTACTGTATTTAAGGTGACTGGAAAACTGTGATATACTGTCTCACCAGTGCCAGTATTTTTGGCATCAAAATGTACTGCATTAACTATAGTGCTTGCATTTTTATAAATTCTTACCTCTATTTGATTTGTACTCATGCCTCCTAAAAGTACTTGTGCTGTTATATGATAATACCCAGCACCACTTGCTGGTACTTCCCACCATTTATTTGATGAATCCCAACCTGATTTTGTGTCAAGAACAACTGTGGAATATTGAATTTTATTAAAACTTTGATTAGTTGTAACAGAAGCACCACTAATACTAAAAAAAGCAAGAGGGCTATTAGCAAAAGTAACACCACCATCACTAGCAATAGTCATAGCATTTGTGCCGTTTGTGTGTGCTATGTTTTGCACACCTATTTTACTACTCATGCTACTGCTCCTATTAAATTACCACCAAAGAAACTATAAGTTGAAAATACTGTTAAAGATTGTGCCGTTGTTCCATAAATGCTAACAGTATCATTTGCGTTTAATAATATATTTGCTTGTATATTACCCTCATCATACGTTATTCCGTTTATATAATCTGAACCTTGGTCTTCATTGGTATTCTCAGATAACCAAGAAGCACTATCATTAACTCTAAATACAAAGTTACCATCTCCTGCATTTCTTAAAACAGAGGCAAAGAAATGATAAACACCTTTTATTGGTGCAGTAAATTTACCAGTAGATGTGCTATAAGCATTACCTATATTGTGTTGAGTTAATGTAAGAACAAAATAACCTGACATAGTATTTGAATTACCTTTATAAGCATAAAAACTTATTAAGTTATTAGGCATAGTAACTACACCACCAGTTGTTTTAGGCTCTATCGAGTCTACTTTTAAAGTGTTACCTAAAGTTATTTTACTTCCAGAGTCCTTTTCTTCGATATTGTTTACATATAAAGTGCTCATATCATACCACCGTAAAAGTTCCGTTGACTGTGAGTGTCACACTGCTTGGGATTGAAAACGGACCAAACACTCCAGCATTCTCACCTGATGCTATTGTTTGATCTGTTGTAAGACTATTCGTATTCACCCTTATCGGTGCTGTTCCTCGACCTAGTGTAGACGAAAGCTTTGCACTAGTCACAGATCCATCTGTAGGTACAACACTATCTCCGACTTCGCCTAAGGCGAGTATATAGTCGATTGTGTCAGAAGAGCTTAAATTCTCTGTAAATACTATATTATTATTTGAATCTATACTATACGCATTATTAGGTGCTTGTGTTATTCCATTAACAGATACAATAAGTTGTGTTGCACTTGCTCCTGAAAAAGAAGCTCCTCCTCTTTGTAATGGATAAGTTGTAGGTGGCGTTGTGCTACCCGCAGTAATACTGTCTAGCAGTATAAATTCTCCTGTGAGAGGTTGTGTTCCTATATATGGCATTAATCTGCCTCCTTCCAATTAGTTGTGGATTCATCCCACCAATATAAC